TTGATTCTACAGTCGCAACCTTAACAGGTACTCAGACGCTAACAAATAAAACTATAAGTGGTACAAGTAATACTTTAACAAATATTGCGAATGCTTCTCTTTCAAATAGTGCAATAACAATAGCTGGTACTTCAACATCATTAGGTGGCTCAATTACAGCAGCAACTATATTGGGTGGAACAGGTGTGATAAGCGGTTCGGCACAATTACCGGCTGGTGTAGTATCAGGTTCATCACAAGTTTTTTCAAATATTAGTGGTGATGTTCTGATTGCATCAAATGGAGTTGCGACAATACAAGCAAATTCAGTAGCATTAGGAACCGACACAACTGGTGACTATGTTGCAAGTTTAGTTGCAGGAACAAACATCACACTTTCTAATAATAGTGGGGAGGGCGCAACTCCTACTATTGCTTTAACAAATAACTCAATAACAATCGGTTCTACATCTACTGCATTGGGTGGAACATCGACTACATTAGCAGGTTTAACTTCTGTAACTTCAACTGGCTTTACAGGTGCATTAACAGGTAACGCAACAACTGCTACTGCATTAGCAACAGCAAGAACAATAAATGGTACTTCATTCGATGGTTCATCAAATATTACAATTGCCAACTTAGTATCGGGTTCATCTCAAATCAATCATAATACAACAACAAACTATGATTCAAATCAGCACGTTGACCATACTTCGGTTTCAATCACCGCTGGTACAGGTTTAAGTGGTGGTGGTACGATAGCCGCTTCAAGAACTTTATCAATTGATTCAACAGTTGTTACTTTAACAGGCACCCAAACACTTACAAATAAAACTATAAGTGGTGCAAGTAACACTTTGAGTAATATTGCAAACGCATCATTAACTAATAGTTCAATCACTATTGCAGGAACATCTACTTCTTTGGGTGGAAGTATTACGGCAGCAACAATATTAAGTGGAACGGGAGTATTTTCAGGCTCAGCGCAACTACCAGCTGGTTTAGTATCGGGTTCATCACAAGTATTCTCAAATATTAGTGGAGACGTATTAATAGCATCAAATGGAGTCGCTACGATACAAGCAAATTCAGTAGCATTGGGTACTGATACAACAGGTGATTATGTAGCAAATTTAGGTAGTGGAACGGGTGTGACTATCGCTTCAAATAGTGGTGAAGGTTCAACACCTACAATTGCAGTAAACTATGGTTCTTCTGCAAACACGGCAGTGCAAGGTAATACTACTTTAGCATTTGCAGGAACAACAAATGAAATTTCAATAGATGGTGGTTCATCAATTACTTTGGGTAGTGGTGGCACTGTAACTATTGGTTTAGCAGATACAATTACAGGAAATAGAACATTCTCAAATAATGTTACTATTACTGGTGATTTGACTGTAAATGGAACAACTACAACTGTAAACTCAAATACCGTAAATATTGGTGATAACTTAATCGTTCTAAATTCAGATGAAACAGGTATTCCATCTCAAAACGGAGGTATTGAAATTGAAAGAGGTACATCTGCAAATGCAACTTTAATTTGGGATGAGGGAAATGATAATTGGGTAGCAGGATTAAGTGGTTCTGAAATTCCATTAGTGACTACAACTGGCACTCAGACCTTAACAAATAAAACTATTGCAGCAGGTTCAAATACAATTAGTGGTTTAACAAACTCTAATTTAAGTGGAACTGCAGGTATTACAAATGCAAATTTAGCAAACTCAGCAATAACTATCGCTGGTACTTCAACCTCTTTGGGTGGAAGTATTACGGCAGCAACTATATTAGCAGGAACAGGCGTATTCTCAGGTTCAGCACAATTACCGGCTGGTGTAGTATCAGGTTCATCTCAAGTATTCTCAAATATTAGTGGAGACGTATTAATAGCATCAAATGGGGTAGCTACAATACAAGCAAATTCAGTAGCATTGGGTACTGATACAACTGGCGATTATGTTGGTACAATTACTGCAGGTAGTGGTTTATCCTCGACAGGTGCAACATCAGGCGAAGGTATTGGGCACACAATTTCAATAGCAACAAGTGGTGTAACAAACGCAATGTTAGCAGGCTCAATTGGTAATGATAAATTATCAAATAGTGCAATTACTATCGCAGGCACATCCACCTCTTTAGGTAGTGCTATAACTGCGGCAGCAATAGGTAACGCAATCGGAGCATTTAGTGGTTCATCACAAGTAAACCATAACGCAACAACGAACTATGATTCAAATCAGCACGTTGACCATACCTCAGTTTCAATAACAGCAGGAACCGGACTATCAGGTGGAGGCACAATAGCCGCTTCAAGAACTTTATCAATTGACTCTACAGTCACAACCTTAACAGGCACGCAAACACTTACTAATAAAACAATAAGTGGTGCAAGTAACACTTTAAGTAATATTGCTAATGCATCTTTGAGTAATAGTTCAATAACAATAGCTGGCACTTCAACATCATTGGGTGGTACAATAACTGCTGCACAAATCGGTAACGCAATCGGTGCATTTAGTGGTTCATCACAAGTTGCATTTAGTGGTGTGACTGGAACAGTTTCTAATGCACAACTAGCTAATTCGACAATAAGTGGTATTTCTTTGGGTTCTAATTTAGCAACCTTAACAATTGGTACTGGATTAAGCGGAACATCATATAATGGTGGTTCTGCGGTAACAATTACTAACTCAGGTGTTACATCAAATGTAGCAGGCACTGGTATATCGGTAAGTGGTGCAACAGGTGCAGTGACAATTACTAACTCAGGTGTTACTTCAGCAGTAGCAGGTAGTGGTATATCAGTAAGTGGTGCAACAGGCGCAGTTACTATCACAAACTCTGGTGTGACATCGAATGTAGCAGGTACTGGTGTGACAGTAAGTGGAGCAACTGGCGCAGTAACTATCTCTATTGGACAATCAGTATCAACAGCAGCATCACCAACTTTCGCAGGTCTGACAATTAATGGTGCAATAACAGCAACTGGTGATATTACAGCATTCTTCACCTCTGACAAAAGATTTAAAGATAATGTAGTAGTGATAGAAGGTGCATTAGATAAAGTTCAGAAGTTAAGAGGTGTTAAGTGGGATTGGAATGATTTAGCTAGTGATGTAACCAAAGCATCACCAAATACAGGTCTTATCGCTCAGGAAGTACAAGAAGTATTACCTGAAGTAGTTAAAGAAAGAGAAGATGGATATTTGGGATTGGATTACGCTAAGATGGTAGGTCTTTTAGTTGAAGCAATTAAAGAACAACAAATACAAATCGAAATTCTTAAAATAGAATTAAATCAATCTAAGAAGCAAACGGGGTTATAATTAATGCATGATGTTTATTACACAACCGCAGGTGGGCCTTGGTTTAACAGCGGTGCTGATATGTGGGTTACAAATTGGTTAGATAAAGTCGCACCATATCTTGCTACAAAACCAGTTTTGCTTTTTCATAGAAAAAAGCCAGATAATTACGAAGAATTCCCAATCAGTATTGAACATATTTGGGAAACCAATGAATTGGAAATAGATAAGATAATGAAAGGTGCAAGAAAGATACACATTTTGCATGGACATTATACACCAACTACGGCGATAAACAATAATTTAGAAAAAATAGACTCAATTGTTTTTCATAATTTGACAAAAGTATCAATGGTGAGTCAAATGAATAAAGAACAATATTTACATTGGTACGGAAATTGGGAATGGGAGACCGAATTAATTAATAAAATAAAAAATAAAATTTGGGTTGGATTATATCATTTCCCTTATCAGACAGAGGGGTTAAATCATATTTTAAATACATACGAATTTTCACACAATTTAGAACTTAAAGATAGTACAAAAATAGGATTTGCAGCTAGAGCAGAAGGTAGAAAAAATGTAGAATATATTGATGGGTTAGATTCTATTATTTTTACCAATTCAGCCACTTTTAATAAATATTACAGAGAAAAATACGGCTACGGTTTTAAAAAATCAAAAGTATATAAATTTGATTACAAACACAAAGAAAAGTTTTACGGACTTGATTGGGGAATTTCTCATTCTTGTTTTGAATCAGAACCCTTTGGATATGGTATATTTGAGGCAGTGGATTGGGGAAAACTGCCAATATTGCACGAAAAATGGTATGTACCACTCGACTACAAGTATAAAGCTTATGATAAAGAATCATTTATTAAAATTTATAAAACCATTTGTGATGATAGTTATGAAATTAAAAAAATGGAATTTTTAAAATTAAAAAATTGGATGATAAATAACTTTTCAAATATAGAGAATTGGAAACAAAAACTTTTAGATATTTATAATGGATTATAATCATTCAATATGGCAAGAACAAACTTATCATTAGGTAATCTACATAGAGCAGTTAGTGGTTCAACAAGAACAGGAGCAGTTTCCATAGGACAATTAGGTGGACAAGCCACAAATAGTTCCTTAATATCATTTGCAACAGATGAAATTACGATAACTCCACCCACATTTACATACGTTGTAGAAAGTACAACAGAAAATGCACAGTTTTCATTTTCAAGTACAGGCTCTTTATTCTATTCAAAAGTACAACAACAATTAGCAAATTTTACATGTTCTTTTAATAATGCAAACTTTACTACAAGTTCAGCTACATTTAGCACCGGTCCATCTTTAATACCAATCACACCAGCTTCGATTGCACAATCAAATTATTCAGAAGCATCGGCTGTTTTAACTATGGAATATGCAGATGGATATAACCTAGCAGCAACAAATTATGGGTCATCAGGTAAACAAACAAAAACTTTATATGCAGTTGATGTTTATAATACAGTAAACGAACCTGATTTTTGTTTATTATTTGGTACAAAGATAACAAAAAAAGATGGTACAGAAATTGATGTTGAAGATTTGGTAGTGGGTGATGAAATTAAAGCTTGGATACCGACGGAATTACCAGATGAAGATTTACCAATTGAAACTGATAAAGTAGATTGGAAATTTTATATGCAAGAATTTGTATCAGGCACTATGGAAAATGTGGTAGTATCTGATTTAATTTTTAATTTTGTCGATAATTATTACGATATTAATAATGGATTAATAAAATCCACAGGTACGCATCCTGTTTATGTATGGGATAATGAAATTCAAAAATATAGATTTAAAAATGTTAATAATATTTTGCCAGGTAATTTAATTGTGACATATGATGAAATATCTGGGATATCTGAAGTTGAAGTTTATAATATAGAAAAAATAACATCAGATGTAGAAATAGTAACAATAAATGTAGAAAACGCAGACGTATATTTAGCAAATAAAACAATATCACACAACAAAGGTTCAGCATCACAACCAGCTATACCAGCATCTGGTCTAAGAAAATATTTAGACCCTTCAAAAGCAAAATGTTTTCCATCAAACTCACTCCCCTCAACAGGCACACCTTCAACCGACTGGCTTGATGTAAGTGGATATAATACTGGTGTTAGACCCGCAGGTGTACCAAATTCAGCCGGATATTCTGGCACAAGTCCTTCATATAATAATGGTTCGACTAGAATAGATAGATATTGGACATTGGATGGTTCTGGTACGTTTTGGTTTAAAGACCGTAATTCAAATATCAATGGTGGTATAACTCAATTTGATGTGACTGCGATGACATTTTTGGCATGGGTGAGATTAACTGCAAACCCTGGTGCAACCTTTGGAGGATTATTCTCAAAAGAAGGTGCTGATAGAGATTATAATTTTTATTTGTATTCAAGTAATGCATCTGTGTGGAATGGGTTTCATTTTAGTTCAGCTAGAGGAACTTGTTCAAATACTATTCAGACATTTACTGCGCCTTCACTTAATGTTTGGCACTTAGTTGGGTTTACAATATCAGCTGCAGCAGGTATAACATATTATCTAAATGGTACTAGTGTAGGAACAGGAACAATGACTTCATTCAATGCAACCTCTTCATATGATATAAAATTAGGTAGAGCAGACAATTATGCAAAATGCCAATTAGGACCTGTATTATTTTATAATAGAGTTTTAAATTCAACGGAAGTTGACCAAGTTTACGACCATTTTCAACCAACATATAGACCTTAATTATCGTTTTGAAATAAAAAATTATATTTATATTGAGAATTACAAATTTTTAAAAATTAACTATATAAAATGGCAGAAAAAATCGTATCACCAGGTGTATTTACAAAAGAAAATGACCTATCATTCTTACAGCAAGGTATCGCTGATATAGGTGCGGCATTTATAGGACCTTTTAAAGAGGGACCGTTAGTACCTACAATTGTTAATTCACAAGCTGAATTTGAAGAATTGTTTGGTAAAGTCGATGACACTTATTATACTCCGTTAGCAGTACAAAATTATTTAAGAGAAGCAGGCACCGCTACAATTTGTAGAGTTGGTGGTATAGGTGGATATACCGAAACCGCTCCTTTATTATTAACTGCAACTTCTGGTTCAGTATCAGCATCTTTAGGTATTTTATTCAATACATCAGGTAGTGCAAATGCAGGATTTGCAAACGCACAATGTACAGGTTCAACAACAGGCGGTGGAGATTTCGTATTGAGAGGTACTGGCCTTAATGTATCAGCATCTTTAGATTTGGCCGACATAAATGATATTGAAGCAGTATTTGGTAATTCAGCATTTGGCTCTAAAAATCCTTATGTATATGGATTTTTCAAAAATGCATCTATGACATTTGATTCATCCTGTTCTTCTTCAGTATTTGTATTGGGAGACCAATTATTTACCAACGATGCACAAGAGGCTCAAACACCAATTTTAAAATCACAATTAATAAGTGGTGATAGATATAATGTTTTGAGATTTATTACATTAGGTGCTGGTAATTCAGCAAATACAAAAGTTAAAGTTGCTATTTCTAATATTAAAGCAGCAGGTAGTGTTAGTGGAACCGATTATGGTGTATTTACCATAGTTGTTAGAGCATTTGGTGATACTAACAAAAAGAAAAATGTTTTAGAGACATGGTCAAATGTAAATTTGGATGTGAATTCACCTAACTTTGTATGTAGAGTAATTGGTAATAGAAGTAAATCAATAGCTTCAAATGGCAAAGTGACAGAATACGGAGATTGGGTAAATAGGTCTAAATATATTAGATGTTGGAATGAAAATGATGAAAGTTATGTAGCAGCTGAATCTTTACCAGTCCAAGCTGTTCCATTTGGACACGCTGCATATATTTTACCAGTTTCAGCATCAGTAGCTAAAGGTGCATTTAGTATCCCTGCTGTAACATACTTAACAGGTTCAGCAACACAATTTGGTGGTATAGATTTGGATAATAATGATGATAATAAAATATATTTAAAACCAATACCTTCAGCGGCTGGAAACGGTTCAAATTCAGTATTTGGATTGGATATATCAAATGGTGGTTCTCTATCAGTAGGTTCTTCTTTGGCACAATATGTTGTAGCATTTCAGGAAGGATTTGATGGTATGAGTCCAGCAACTGAAATTATGAAAGGTTCTAATATTCTTGCAGGTAATTCACAAGGATTCAACTTATCAACTTCTACAAGTTCAGGTTCGGTAGCATATAGCAAACATATAAATGCTCTTTCAAACGCAGATGAATATGATATTAATATGATTGTTGCACCAGGAGTTAGTAGAGCTTTACACCCTTCTACATGGACATCAATATTGGATATGGTGGAAGCAAGGTCTGATGCATTCTTTATCGCAGATGCAGGAAATTCCTCACTCGGTTTAGCAGCTACAGTTACACAAGCGGAAGCAGTAGATTCAAATTACGCAGCAATTTATTATCCTTGGGTTAAGACAGTTGATATAAATACTAATAAATTAATAAGTGTTCCACCTTCAGTATTACTACCTGGCGTATTCGCAGCAAACGATAGAGTAGCAGCAGAATGGTTCGCACCAGCAGGTTTAAATAGAGGTGGTTTAGTAGGCGCAGTATCAGTATTAGATAGATTAACTCAATCTGAAAGAGATACTTTATATGAAGGAAAAGTAAACCCAATAGCACAATTTCCAGGACAAGGAATAGTAGTATTTGGACAAAAAACCTTACAAGATAAGCCTTCAGCATTGGATAGAATTAATGTAAGAAGATTATTATTAACTGTTAGAAAGTTTATAGCATCTTCTTCTAAATTCTTAGTATTTGAACAAAACTCATCTGAAACCCGTAACAGATTCTTAAATATTGTTAATCCATATTTGGAATCAATTCAACAAAGACAAGGTTTATACGCTTTCAGAGTAGTTATGGATGAAAGTAATAATACACCAGATGTAATTGATAGAAACATTTTGCAAGGTGCTATCTTTTTACAACCAACAAAGACAGCTGAATTCTTACAGATTGATTTCAACATTCTTCCAACTGGTGCAAGTTTTGGTGGATAATTTAAAAAACAAATATTTATATAAAATAACATAAAAATAAAACAAAATGCCAGAAATTTTAGAGTTTGATAAAATGTTCTATAAAAATTTTGAACCAAAAATTGGTAACAGATTTATTATGGAAATAAATGGTATAGAATCTTACATTGTTAAGACAGCTCAGAGACCTACAATACAGTTTGAACCAATCGTTTTGGACCATATCAACGTAAAAAGAAAGTTGAAGGGCAAAGGTGAATGGCAAGATATAAGTATAACCCTTTATGACCCAATCGTACCATCAGGTGCACAACAAGTTATGGAATGGGTTAGAAGTTCACATGAATCATTGACAGGTAGAGATGGATATAATACTTTTTACAAAAAAGATATTACTTTTTATCTATTAGGACCTGTAGGTGATAAAATTGAGCAATGGACTTTAAAAGGTGCATTTATTTTAAGTGCAAACTTTGGTGAATTAGATTGGGCTTCAAATGATCCTGTATCAATAGAATTATCTATAGCATATGATTACGCTATTTTAGAATACTAATCTTATTACAAACAAATATATAATTGAGGGGGAAGCACTTTTGTTTCCCCTTTATTTTTTTTAAAATACAATATATATAATAAACAAAGTTATAAAATTTATATGGAACAAAACATAGAACAACAGGTTATAAGGGGTTTAGGACAACCAATTCAATCAAAATCTTACCCATTTGCAACGGAAGTAATAAGTTTACCATCTAAAGGATTATGTTATCCTGAGGGTTCAGCATTAGCTAAAGGGGAAATTACTTTAAAACTTTTGACTGCAAAAGAGGAAGATATTTTGACATCCGCAAGTTTGATTCGTAAAGGTTCTACAATTGATAAATTATTAGAATCAATCGTAGTAGAACCCGGTGTAAATATTAATGATATTTTGATAGGGGATAAAAATGCAATTTTAGTAGCTAGTAGGGTGTTAGCATATGGGCCAATGTATAAGGTGACAGTGACTGACCCATCTGAAAAAGAGGAAGTAGATGTAGATGTGGATATGGCAAAATTATCAACTAAAGATGTGGATGAAACTAAATGGAACAGAAATAATGAATATGAATTTATCTTACCCAAATCAAAATTACCAATAAAATTTAAATTATTAACACACGGAGATGAAATAGCAATTTCTAAAGATGTAGAAGCTAGTGAAAAAACTCTTAAACAATCAAATGAAATTACGACACGTTGGAGAAGAATTATTACAGAGGTAAATGGTAATAGGGACATTGGTTATATTAGTAATTTTGTTATAAATCAATTTCAAATTCAGGATTCAAAAGCATTAAGAAAAATTATAAAAGATATAACGCCCGATGTTGATTTTACATTCGAATACACCTCACCATTTACAGGCGAAAAGGAGGCGTTAAAAGTCCCTATTGGGGTTGACTTTTTTTACCCTTCCGAATGATTACTCGGTAAGTTTACATAAAAAAATATTTCAAATGATATATTATGCTAATGGTGGATTTAATTGGCATGATTTATACTATATGCCTGTCAAGTTAAGAGAATTTTATTATAGAGAGCTATTAAATGCAAAAGATGAAGAAAATAAATCATATGAAAATATAATTAAAAGTAAATCTTCATCAACTGGCAAAATTAGAAAAAGGTAATTTTTATATTTAATATTTATATAAGAATACTTAACTTTAATAATGGCAACAAATAGTCAAAATACAAAAGAGTTAAAAGAGAACTCAAAGGAATTAAAAGAACTTACTTCCTCCATTGGTAATTTAGATGATTTAATTCGTGAATTATTTGAAAGTAATACAGATATTATTAAAAGTAATAATGAGTTAGTAAAATCTATTGGCGGTTTCGTAAATCAACAAAATAAAAATGCCAAAAAAGCCGCAGTAAAGACAAAATCAGAAAATAAAAAGAAACCTAAAGTAAAAGAGCCTGATACAAAAAAAGATGAAAGATCAGCAAAAAAGGGTATGGATTCAATGTTCAAAGGAATTGAAAGTGGATTCCTTAAGAACATTAATAAAATGTTTGGTGGTAAAATACTAAAAAGAGTAGAAACATTTTCAAAAAATTTAGAGGCAGGCGGCGTTAAAGGAAAATTTAGCGGTTCTGGTTATTATGATGAAAAAGGAAAAATTATAAAACAATTTAAAGGTGGCGTAATACCAAAGGGTGCTAAGCGTGTAACCGATGAAGCAGAACATAGAAAAAAATTTGGCGCCTCTATGTTTGACCCGAAAAAACCAAAAGGTGGATTCGCAGGGGCAGGTTATTATGACCCTAAAACAGGAGATTTAATAAAAGAAGGATTAAGTAGAAAAGGTTCGAAACTAATACAGAACAAAGAAGAGTATGCTGCTAAAATGCCTATGAATGCTGCAGGTAAAAGTAAGGCTGCCGGCGCGTTAGGACAAGCTGGTTCATCAATAATGAGAGGTGCCGCTGGCCTTTTAAGAGCAGCAGGACCGATTGGAGCTGCGTTTGCAGTTGGTATGAAAGTAGTAGATTTTTTCAATTCCGGTAAGGCAGCACAGACATTTTCCGATGTTGCAACATTTTTTGGTGGAGCCGGTGCAGGTAAAGAAACTACTACTGCTTTATTCAAAATGAGTAAACAATATAG